CGAAGAAAAACCCCGATAGGGGACGTCAACCGACGCTGTCGGCTGGGAGCGAATATTCTGATGGTATCCATCACTTTCCACAAAGGGAGAGTAAAAGATTATTTGTGTTTTCTAAAGCCCCAACGCATTATGACTAAGTCATATGGTAGGATTAGGAAGAACCTAGCTCAGAAAACTTTGACAGTTTTCGATCAGCAGCCAATGTGGCTTGCCCAAATGTTGGATTTACTGATTCGAATTCTTTATCGGTGAGGGGGAGTTGTCTTAAAGACTTCACATATGGTTTCCATAATGTTTCCCGATCTTCTTCAAGCCAGAAGTTTTTGACTTCTTCTTGAAAAACCTCATCTTGCTTAAGATTGCCTTCTCTCGTGATTCGCGAAGGGAAGGAGCGTCCGCGTGCCGCTTCATTTGATTTCATCAATTCAAGTTGCGCTTTGGATACTTCAAAACTTAAAGTTCTGACATCTTCTTTGATTGTTAAATCCTGTTCAAGACGTGAGATAATCCCACGTGTCACTGGTAAAGTCTTAAAGACAGCCCAACGACGATTAACAAGTTTCATTGCCCGATCAACCAAATTCGGTTTCCGAATTGGAGGCGGCGGTAGCCGTTCATTCTTTTCATGAAAGATTTCCATTCGTTGATCAAAGCACCGTAACCCTGGCAAAATTGCCAAGTTTCTTTTTAAAAGAACGGTGCCTGGCATATCCAAAAGAGGAGCGCCTCCGTGGCGAAAGTTACTTTCTCGGAGGTTGCGAACCCGTTGATCCCAGAGGTCAACAATTTCGCGTGCGGACAAATTCGGAGAATTGTCACCGTTCCAACCATTACCACGTAGATCTAGAAAAATTCTAGCCTTTGACCCATCCAATTGTTGGAAATAGGCATCGGTATAAATCCAGCGTGCAATTTCTAATCGGGATTCGTTGTCAACCGGATCGTCTTGGAAACCAAGATCGACAAGATTTTTAACCAAACGGTTATACTTCTTTTTCCACGGAATTGCTTTTGCATATCCACGGTTGAACTTCCCATTAATCAAATCTCCAAAAATGGAAGCCCTAACAGCGGCATCTTCAATGTCTTGTTGGCTGTAGATTTGATTTTTGTTGAGGAAACGTTTGACATCCATTAACTTCCATGCCTTAGGCAGTGGATCATTGGTAACCAATGCAATGGATTCTTGTAGTGTGTGCCGTGCCGATTCAGCAACGAGCACATCAACCACGTTAGACAATTCCTTTTGTTTTTCTTTTTTCACACCTCGTAAACCTATATTTAGGTCTGAGAAATCTCGCAAAGCGAGTTTGGTCGCTTCCAAACGGAAGCCTTCGACCCTACCATGACATAAGTCATCTAGGCATCGAAGATGAACCGGTGAAATTTCGTTAAAAGTTTTGAGAAGATTAGGACCTGGTGGTGTAACCCCCAACCCCCCTAAGGAGGGTGGTAGCTGAGCTACCGATCCTTTTGGTAAAAATCTACTGAAATTTGTCTCAAAAATAAACCAAGCCAACCGAGCGCCGGCACGGGACATTGTGTCTGCGTACCATTCTAGCTCCTTTTGCAGTACAGAGGCTTTGCCAATTACTGGGTTGGTGCAATCACGTTTGTCAAAATCCTTAGTCACGGTCGACAAAAGTCGTACCTTGACGGAATCAACGAAAACGTTTTTAATTGGATCGTCGAATTGTAGACGCAATAGCGTTGCTTTCGGAAACTTGGTAATCAACTTTTCGCAAAACTTACCTACCAGTAAGTTCGGATAGTATGTTTCACCATGTTTTTCCTCATTGAGGCACAATCCATTCAATAAATGCTGATCACCAATCTCTTTGAGATAATTACGTGGTCCAAGGCATAAATGGTCATCTCCAGCTGGTGCGAAATTTCGCCACCAAGGTCGACTCTTTAAGAGAGGATCCCCAATATGCTTCTTAAAAGAAGTATATTCGGCTTGGAGATTCAATAACATGAGTACAACTTTTGTCCCAGGACGTCCCATGAGGACGCCGCGTGAGCTTTCAATACCAATCGGTAGTGTCACTGGGTGGACTAACATAGTTAGCGCCAACTTCATGTAAGCAGAATCGATACGTGCTCCCGATAGGAAGCCTGACATCAACGCCATCGTCACAGATGCGTCGGCGTGGTCAGTGGCCTCAGACATATCTGACGTCAACATACCGAATCCAGACCAATCATGTTCTAATTCGATAGAATCAGCATGAGTGAAAAGTTTCGTCCATTCAAAATGTTGGTGAGCTCTGCTCATTCCAGCACGTGCAAACGGATGATTCTTTAAAAGGTCGCTTGATACGTGTGCGAACGGCTGCAAAAGCACCGTCCATGCTGCCAGATCGGCAGTCACAGCACGACTCTTCATACCAGGTTCTCCAATGAACGATACGTTCACCGGGGGTGATTTCAATATTTGAAATTCACGATTTAAGAAACCTTTATCGACGAGATCGTCGAAACAGGCTTCAATCAACTGGTTTCCTGTATACGATGAAAATCCGTAGGTTACGGATTGAAGAACTCCTTCAAATTCGACTTCGTCGAAATCTTTATCGAGTCGGGATGGTACCATCTCCGGGTCCACATGGACCGTCTTCCATCGTTCAACACCCTGAATTACTTGGTAACAACCAAGGGCACCTTGAATAGTTGCCGTTTCTTCAGGTATAGAAAAAGCCCATCGTTTAAAGATAATGGATAGTGCTACTGCACGACCTCCATTACTACGAGAGTTTTCATAACAACCAGAATTGGTAAGCGAGCAGTGAGAGTTACTCTCACTCGGTACTGAACGAATGAAACATTCGTCACCGATGGCAAAGCCAGCATCGTACAATTCTTTTTCCCGTTCACTTGTCAAAGACAAAGTAGGTAGTGTCACATTTTCATAGAACTTTTCTTCGGATTGTAACATTGCTTCCTTGGATGGCGTGGGAAACCCACGTGTCATAGAAATGACAGTTGCAAGGCGCGACGCCATACCCTTAGAGGTAATTCCGTGAACAACAATAACATCTAACCAGTGAATACCGGTACTTAAGGTTCCGTCCGTATTTACCCTCCACCCTTCTAGGGGGACGGGGACTGGGTTTCGAGTTTCGATTTTGGATGCTTTATACCATAGGTATTGGCACCACTTCTTATGAAGCAGCATGGTTTCTTCCAGCCCGATTCGGGCCATTGTCCGGAAGGTCCATGCACGAAAATCTTTCAATGGCGAATAATCCACTGCCAATGTGGGTTCTGACACCATAAGTGCACTGTTATTCGCCAACATAAAATCATTCAAACGAACAATGGAATTTTGATCCATTGTCGCCAAGAATTTGGCTTGTTTTGGATTCAATCCCAATGCGGCACATCGTGCGGCAACTCGTCTAATAAGACGTTGTGATGGGTTCGGGAAGTTACGAAATGTTCGAACTTCGCGTTTCATCTTGGGAATCACTTTGTTTAGAGGCCAATCAATGATTGGAATTCCCGATTGGAAATTTTCTGAACGTACGAAAGCGTCTGCGATAGCAGAGTAGAATTCTTCGTTCCCTCTATTGAGGTAACCGAGGCGCTTTACACCCGACTCAGGCGAAGCTCCATCTACGACAGTAGAGGCTCGGTCGTTAACACGATTCGCTCCAAAAATACGTGAAATGTCTTCTTTACTTGACGCATTGCTGCGCAATAACTCAGTTAACATTAGCATTTTCGGC